GCCACCTCATAAGCACGAGGATGATCTGACGCTCGTGCCACATCAAGTATGCCATCTACTGCCTCCTGTCCTTTCATCACAAGATTATGTAGTTGAGCACGAGATACCTCGTAATCATTTCTTACATCTTCTGTTTCTGATTTTTTAAGAGATGGTTTTACCTTCTCTACATGTTTCTCCAGTTCAGATGGTTCTGTACCGAATGCTTCATTTAAACCGCCAAATGGATCGCTCATCAGATTGCCTCATCATTACCACTTACAAAGTTCTTCTTCTTACCATCAGTAAATGATGAAGTCATTTCACCAAATCCAAAGTCATCATCTGCATCAACCAAGTCGTGATCTGCTTGATTGACTAAGAATACACTAGAACCATTAGTGTGTGCTGCAGCAGCAGTTCCTTCATATGCTCTAAGAACTGTAAGATTATTACCAGAGATTTTTTGTACTCTGATTAGTTCATTGTCAATGTAAATACTGTCAAACTTATTGATACCTGCTGCACTAGTAACTGCTATTAGATTATCATTTGTATCTGTAGCAGAAGAAAGAGTTGTAACAACAACTCCATCTCTATCCTGTAAGGATGTAGGTGTTGCTTGATAGCGTACTTCTCTTGGTGCTTTTGCAGTATCGACACTTGTATAGTAATCGACGTTTGCTTTCTTGATAATCTTGGATTCTGTTACTGGTCCGTATAGGAATGTCTTTGCAGTAAATTGTAGTGTGTATATGATTGCTCTTCTTGTTGCAAAATCTCCTTCGTAACTATCTTCGTAGTCAATATTTTGTAAGACAATAGGAACGTCCTTTGTTTCTCCCATTGAAGGAACTAACTTGATTGATAGATTATAGTGAGGTTGAAATACTGGTAGTATCTGTTCTAATATTTGTAAACCATCATCCTGATTCTTTGATATTATTGCTAACTCAAAACTAATATTATATGGCACTGGCATAAACAAAGACTTGTTCTTTGTAGATGTATTTGCCATTTTGATTTTTTGTGTAGGTGCTACCTTTCTAGTAGGATCATAAGCTACACCTGATATCTCAAATCCTATACGGGGTAAAGTAATCTGTACCCGTTTGTTTGTAGGATCAGGCACCTGATCTAAACGTGCTAAAAACTTATCTTTAGGACCATAGGCAAGAGGTACTTTCATTACCTCATCTTGTCTTCTCAGTTCAATATTATTGAATAGAGTACCAAAAGCAACAATGGTCTTTCTGAATATTTCGTGGTATGAATAATTTCCTAACATTAGATTGTACTATCTGTAACAGATCCAACCGTGCCGAATGGGTTGGTTTCTGTGAAATCGATGATGTCATTATCGGCAGTCTCAAAGTCATTATTCTGATCAAACTCTGAGTTGGTATTCTGTATTGTATTATATGTAGCAGTTGTCCAAGACGCACTAGATGTACCACCAGTTATAGTCTCAGGAACTGAGAATGTACCAGAACGATTTATGACAATCAAAGTTCTAGTAGCAGCATCAAACGATTTAACTTCAGCAGTAACATTAGATGTACCACCAGTTACAGTTTCACCTGCTGTAAATGTGCCAGATCCACCTGCTACGAGACCAACTGTAATAGCATTTGCAAATGCAGTCTCAATGTTATCTAGATCTGTAATACCAGTATCGATCTCCTCGTCGCTGTACTCGAATAGTTCACACTGACATTCCCATACATATCCTTTTCCTAGTTGGTAGAAGGGTTTCTCTGCCTCTACAAACATGATTTGGAATAAATGTTTAGTTGTTGGAAACCATATTAAGTCCCCTTCGTTTGGTCTTCCTTCGACATTGAGGACCGTAGAGTCGTCCACATGTTCTTTAAATTTGTCACGGGAGAATATAAAAGTTGTCTTGTCTTCGATACGGACTCCAAATTTGCTAAGTAACTCACCTTGTCCTTCCCATCCTTCAACATTATTGACATATGCTCTAATTGCTTTCGCACTCTCAAATTTCGTATCCGAGTCCTCTCCAAAGACCGTATCTTTGTTGACAATCGTTCTTGGAACGTAGTAAATATCTTGCCCGTAAATTTCAATGGTTTCTACGATAAGGTTTTCAATGGTTTTTTGTTCTTGTGCTGATCCTATTGCTCTGAAACGAGCACTATTAGAATAGTCAGACTGGACGTAATCTTGAGCAGGTGTGTTAGAAATTGCCATGTTATCCTATCAAGTCTAAGGGTGGAAGTTCGTATGTTGTTCTAATCTGTTCTTCGAGATCTTTCTTGAACTGACTAGCATCTTCTAAAATTTGTCTACCATTTAGGGTGACACCACCAAGCATTTGAATGCCATCATACTTACTTAGGTTTCTTCCCCACTGTTGTTGGAATAATGCTTCAACATAATCCTTTAACCAGTTGTCGTTGTACATATTAGTATATGTCTCAGGATTTTGTCTGAGTGACATTTCAACTAATAAGAAGTCCCCTGCTGTCAAATCTCCCCAGTCCATATCAAGATATAATCTACCTTGATGTTCATTGAATCTTACTCTACGATCTCTTTGTGAGTTAGTAACCCAATCGAGAGTTTCAAGATACTGTGAAGTTAGGAAGTAGTGTAGAATGTGTCCATGCGTCATAGCATAGATATCATTCAAAAAGATTTGATACTTAATATTGAAAATATTTCCAGGTACGATACTAGAAGCACCGATCTGAGAATATACATGATTCACTCCTAGAGTTCCAGGTGGTAGATCAACATAGTTGTCTAACTCATACCACGCTGTAGAACCTGATTGTGTATTTCCTTGTGCTGCAGTTTTAATTGCATCAGTAACCTCTATTTTCATAAAGGTTTTGTAACTACCATTGTAGTGGTATTCCTGATAAAAGTCAATAGCTTCTTCTACTAAATCATCAAGTTGTTCAGTCGCAACGTTGATATCTATCGTAGGATATCCTAGTCTACGAAGAGCATAATTCTTTAGTTCTGTTTTACTTGCGGGTCTAGTAGCAGACATAACTTATTAACTGAATGAGGAGATTGTCAAAGTAGTAACATCATTAGCACTAACGACTTCTCCTTTCTTGAAGAATCCGTTAACATTATCAACAGTAATCTGGTTAGTTCCCAGAGCAGTAACAACACCTGTAGTGCCAGAAGTAGCACCAGTAACTGTTGCTCCAACTTCCATCGTTGTGATGTCAGTAAGAGTTAGAGTCGCATTAGTTGCAACTGTAGCAACGTTCACTGTACCACCTGATCCTGGATTTGATCCATCAAGACCAGTTGGTTGAACGATAGTGATTGTCTCACCTGCAACATAACCAGTACCACCATCGTTGATAACAACGTTAGTGATTGCACCTGCAGATGCAGTAATATTTACCACTAAACTTGCAGATCCAGAACCTCCAGTCGTTGCTAGAGCAGTTCCTGTAACATAATTTGATCCACCTGCCAATGTTGCCAAGTTAAGTGATAATACTTTACCTGCATTAGCATTGGTGATTGTAACAGTGTCGGTAATCAGATAGTCAGAACCACCTGCATTTACTGCTGCAGCAGTAATGTTTCCATCAGAATCAACTGTAGTATTAACAGTCAATCCAGATCCAGTTCCTCCAGAGGTAGCAACAGCAGTTGCTCCTGTGAATCCCCCGCCACCACCAACACTTACTCCTGTTGTAACAACTGCACCTGGTGTTGGGTCTCCACTAAGTCCTAGTGTAAGTGTAGTTGATGTAGCAAGGTTGTTTAACATTGCTCTTAGTTGTTCAAAAGCATTGTCAAGTTTGTCTTGAACTCTTGCTTCTGTATAATATTGATTAGTTCCTTCAGAAAGATCAGAAGTAGACTTACTGGATAGATCTAAGTTTGCACCTGTTGCAGCAGCAACTCTTGCATCTGCCCTAGTATTAGTAAAGAATAATTTGCTTGAACCCTCTACAATATTATCAGTATTAATATCTCCTTGAGTTACAGAAAGTGCACCACCTGCACTTAGTTCAATACCTGTACCATATGTAAAGTGTGTTCTCGTTCTTGCAGCAGTAGTGAATAGATTTGTTGATCCTTCAGTTACGTTATCAGTATTAATTTGAGATTGAGTAACAGAAAGTTCACCACTACCAGACAACGCAATACCTGTTCCGTAAGTAAAGTGTGTCCTTGTTCGTGCAGCAGTGGTGAACAAGTTGCTTGATCCTTCAGTTACATTGTCAGTATTAATATCTGACTGTGTTACGGATAGTGTATATGTGTTTGCAGTGTCATCATAAACTTTAGTAATACCAGTGCTTGCTGTGATAAGAGCATTGATTCTATCATCTACTCTTTCATTAGTGAAGTATAGATTTGTTGATCCTTCAGATAGTGCGTCAGTGTCATGGTTGCTGATATCAGA